CTTTAATTAATTTATGATATATATTAATATGTTGAATGCCTATTTTGGATTCAGCATATTATATCTCGCTTTTAAAGGAGTAACAAAATGAATCAGTTTACACGATATAGTGCATCAGATCTTCCTGCATTGATGGAAAGAATTACTCGAAATAGCATCGGATTGGATGAATATTTCGATAGAATTTTCAGTCTTCATGAGACTACATCGAACTATCCTCCATATAATCTGGTTAAGGTAAGTAATGTCGAATCTAGACTTGAAATTGCACTAGCAGGATTTAAACGAAAAGAAGTTTCTGTCTACACTCAAGATGGGAAACTTTATGTTGAAGGTCAGAGAGAAGATAAAGAAACTAAATCTGATTATCTGCATAAAGGCCTCGCTCAAAGAAGTTTTACCAGAGTTTGGACTCTTAGTGATGAAACTGAAGTACGTTCAGTTGAATTTGAGGATGGACTTTTGAGAATTACTTTAGGTAGAATTATTCCAGAACATCATAAAAGAAAGGATTACATCTAAATAATGTAAAAACTTTATGAAAACCTTTCAACAATTTATGGAAAAAGTTGGGGACTTTGGTTCTTACTCTAAGTATAAAAAACCAAAAGAAAATTGTTATGGAAGAAAAGAATACTATTCAATGTTGGGTAAAGATGTTTGTGCATTTAAACGCAAACGTTAATCCTAAATAAATTGAACCCAACTATCGTCGGTGCTGCAGGGAGGTACCTGGTCAAAATCAGGTTGACACCTCCCTTTTTTCATGCTATTATGGGGGGAGAGTAAAACGAAGTATGTCCATTAAACTAGCATTATTGAAATCAGGTGAAACAATCATTTCAGATGCAAAAGAACTTATTTCTGGTGAAAATGTTTGTGGATATTTGTTTAATTATCCACATGTAGTTGAACTTAGAAAAACTCTTCTTCTAACTGAGGAGAGTGACCTTACAAAAGGTGATCTAGAAGTAGTGTTATCACCTTGGATTCCGTTGAGTAGTGATACTCAAATTCCTGTTCCACCAGAATGGGTTGTAACAATTGTGGAACCAATTCAAAATATTAAAGAACTTTATGAGGAGAAGTTAAATGGAGAACAAAACAATCAAATGTCTTCTGTTGAAGGTTGACAACGTAATTATTTCAGAGATTATTGAAGTTGGTTCCGAACTTGGTGAACCAGATTGTAAACTCATCAATCCCTATCAGATTGATGCAGATGGTGATCTCACCGTTTGGCCTGAAGTTACAGACCAACGTGAAATGATGATTCATTCCGATAGTATTTTGACCATGGTGGATCCAAAGTTAAAAATTATTGAACAGTATCTTGAATTGACTAAAGAATGAGATTTTACACTAACTTGAATTTGATTGGCAGTAACATTTATTATAGGGGTTATGATGATGGTGTAGAAACTAAATATAAAATCAATTATAGACCAACTCTTTATATTCCATCAAAGGTAAAAACCGATTATGTGACTCTCAGTGGAGCGTATGTCTCACCAATTCAACCTGGATCAATTTCTGAGACAAGGAAATTCATGGAGAGATATAATGAGGTTGAAGGATTTGAATATTATGGTCAAGAGAATCCAGTTTATCAGTTTATATCTGAAGAGTTCCCGAATGATAATATTGACTTTGATATAAATCAAATCAAGTTATATGTTCTTGATATTGAAACTACTTCAGAACAAGGTGCGATTGATTCTCAATCGGCAAATGAAGAAATTCTTTTGATTACATTACAAGACTTCAATAAAAACATTACTTACACTTGGGGTAGTAGACCATTTGCACAAAAAATTAAAAATCATGTCTATTACGAGTGTAAAAATGAAAGTGTTCTTCTCCGACAGTTTTTAGAGTTTTGGGAGTCTGCATATCCTGATGTAATTACTGGATGGAATATTATGGGATTCGATATTCCATATATTATTAATCGCATTGAGAAAAATTTAGGAGAGAATGAATCTAAGAGACTTTCTATTTGGAAAAAGATTTCGTGTAGGGAGTACGTTGCAGACAATAGAACTGAATATGAATATGAAATTTATGGTACAACAATTCTCGATTATTTAAATCTTTTTAAGAAATTTGCATTTATTAACACTGAAAATAATCGTCTAGACACGGTTGCTCAGGAAGTTCTAAATGAGAAAAAGTTGGAACATGAAGAGTATGAAACCTTTAAGGATTTTTATACTAAAAATTTCAATCTATTCGTAGAGTATAATGTTCAAGATTGTAATCTGATTACACGACTTGAAAAAAAACTTAGTTTAATTAAGTTGGCATTTACTCTTGCATATCAGGCAAAAGTTAAACTCTCAGACGTATATTCCCAGGGAAGAATGTGGGATGGAATTATTTACAACTATCTTATTCGAGATAAGATAGTAATTCCATCTAAAAAAAGTTCAAGTGTAAAGACTGAAAAGTTTAAAGGTGCTCACGTCAAAGAACCTCAAATTGGAAAGTTTAAATATGTTTGCAGTTTTGACTTGGCATCACTGTATCCTTCTTTGATTCGTACTTATAATATTAGTCCTGAAACTTTAATCTCAGAAAAAAATCATGATGTTTCGACTAATGATATTCTGAATAACACATTTAAAATCAAATCAGAATATTCAGACTATACAATTTGCTCAAACGGGTCAATGTATAGTAAAAAGAAACAGGGATTTCTTCCTAAAATTATGGAGAAGATGTTTAACGAGAGAAGTGTATACAAAAAGAAAATGCTTCATGCTCAGACCCTATATGAACAAAATCCTTCTCAAGAACTGGAAAATCAAATTTCAACCTACAAGAATTATCAACAAGCACTCAAAATTACGTTAAACTCTGCGTTTGGTTCATTGGGTAATGAATATTTTAGATTTTATGATATTCGAAATGCAGAAGCAATTACTTTTTCTGGGCAAACTGTAATTAAGTGGATTGAAAGAGATTTGAATTCTTATTTAAACAAGATTGCTGGTACTGAAAATGTTGACATGACTCTTGCCATGGATACAGACAGTGCTTTCTTATATTTTGAACCAATTATTCAAAAAGTATTCAAGAATAAGAATCCAACTGAAAGTGAAATCATTAATTTTCTCATTAAAGTCTGTGATACTGTAATGCAGGAGTTTATTGATAAGTCATTCAATAAACTATGTGAAGTTACAAATGCATATGAGAATTGTCTTCACATGAAGAGGGAGAAGGTATGTTCTTCTGCTCTTTGGAGAAAAAAGAAGAATTATATTCTCAACGTGTGGGATAATGAAGGAGTTCGATATTCGGAACCTAAGATTAAAATTTCTGGTATCGAAGCAGTCAAAACCTCAACTCCAGCATATTGCCGAAAGGCAATTAAAGGTGGAATTGAGATTATTATGAATGGTGAACAAGATGACCTGATTAAGTATGTGAATAAGATTCGAGATGAATTTAAATCTTTAACTCCAGAACAGATTGCATCACCCAAGGGAATCTCTAATATTCAAAAGTTTCATTCAGAATCTTCGATTTATATTAAAGGTACTCCAATGCATGTTAGAGGTGCATTATTGTACAACTATTATATTCAAGATAAAAAATTGACAAACAAATATTCCCTAATTAATAGTGGTGAAAAAATCAAATACATTTATCTAAAAATTCCAAATACGATTGGAGAAAATGTCATTTCTTTCATTCAAAAATTTCCAAAGGAATTAAACCTTGACAAATACATTGACTATGACCTACAATTTGAAAAGACGTTCCTAGAACCTCTTAAAAGTCTAGTTGAGATTATTGGATGGAAGACTGAAAATACTGTCTCATTAGAATCATTTTTTAATTGATGGAATTACCTATAACTGAAAGAGAATTAGAAATTATTATTGATAACTTGAAAGAAACCAATCCAAATCTTTATGCCAAACTATGGTCATATAAGATGAACTATAAAAAAATGGAGAAAAAAAATGTCGGACACTGAATTAGATTTTTTAAATGATATTGTAAAGGAAATTGGTGGAGAATATGCACAAATTGCATCAAATATTAAAGAGAATGAAACTTATGTAGATACAGGTTCGTATATCTTCAATGCATTGGTTTCTGGAAGTATTTTCGGTGGAGTGTCTGGAAATAAAATCACTGCTATTGTTGGAGAATCAGGATGCGGTAAAACATACTATGCTCTAGCAGTTGTTAAGAATTTTCTTACTAACAATCCTGATGGATATTGTTTGTATTTTGATACAGAATCTGCAATTACAAAAAGTCTACTTTTAAGTCGAGGAATTGATGTAAATCGAGTTGTTATTTTAAATGTTGTAACAGTAGAAGAGTTTAGAACAAAGGCACTTAAAGCGGTTGATATTTATCTTAAGAAAGATGAGTCCGATCGAAAACCTTGTATGTTTGTTTTAGACTCTCTAGGAATGCTTTCAACAAATAAAGAGATTTCTGATACTCTTGCTGAAAAAGATACAAGAGATATGACCAAAGCACAAGTCATTAAGGGTGCATTTAGAATGTTGACTCAAAAACTTGGTCAGGCAAACATTCCAATGATAGTGACGAATCACGTATATGATTCAATGAGTATGTACTCTCCAAAAGAAATTTCTGGTGGAAGTGGATTACGTTATTCTGCTTCAACAATCATTTATCTGTCCAAATCAAAAGAGAAAGAAGGGACTGACATCATTGGTGCTATTATTAAGGCAAAAACTTATAAATCCAGATTTAGTAAGGAAAATCAAGATGCTGAGACTCGTCTCTTTTATGATGAGCGAGGTTTAGATCGATATTATGGTCTACCACAATTAGCAGCAGAATCAGGCGTATGGACTTATGCTGCAAACAGATATGAAGTCGAGGGTAAGAAGATTTATGAAAAAGAAATTCTAAAAAATCCCGAGAAGTATTTCACTGAAGAAGTAATGCAAAAAATTGACGAATACGCGAAACAAAAATTCTCTTATGGAACGCACTGAGGCAACAATTCTTAGGAATTTAATTTATAATGAAGATTATTCAAGAAAAGTCATACCTTTTATTCAACCAGATTATTTTGAAGAAAAAACCGAAAGGGTTGTATTTGAAGAAGTTACTAAATTTATCGTCAAATATGGTTCTTCGATTACTACCGAAGCACTAAGCATCGAAATAGATAATCGAACAGATTTAAATGAATCTGAAATCAAGAACGTCTATGAACTTACTAAATCTTTAAATGACAATCCAGTTGATTATAAGTGGTTACTGGACACTACTGAAAGATGGTGTAAAGACCGTGCAATCTATCTTGCACTTATGGAATCTATTCATATTGCAGATGGAAAAGATGAAAAGAAAAATCGTGATGCTATTCCAAGTATTCTTTCTGATGCCCTAGCGGTAAGTTTTGATAATAATATTGGACATGATTACTTTGAGAATTATGAACAACGTTACGATTTTTATCATCGAAAGGAAAATCGAATTCCATTTGATATCGAGTACTTAAACAAGATTACAAATGGTGGAGTTCCAAATAAGACTCTTAATATTTTTCTTGCTGGTCCAAATGTTGGAAAAACACTGATGATGTGTCACGTTGCATCGACATTTCTTCTTCAAAATAAAAATGTCCTCTATATTACATTGGAAATGGCAGAAGAAGAAATCGCCAAACGTATTGATGCAAACATTTTAAATATTCCTATCAATCAGTTTGAAGATTTACCAAAAAATATTTTCAAAAATAAAGTTAATAAAATTCTTGAAAAAACCAAAGGTAATTTAGTAATTAAGCAGTATCCAACTGCATCTGCACATTCTGGACACTTTAAAGCACTGATAAATGAACTTCAATTGAAGAAGTCATTTAAACCTGATGTAATTTTTATTGACTATCTCAATATCTGTGCTTCAAGTAGATTTAAAGTAAATTCAAATGTAAATTCATATTCTTATGTGAAAAGTATCACTGAGGAAGTTCGAGGTATGGTCGTAGAATTAGATGTTCCTCTTTTTACGGCAACTCAAACAACCAGGTCAGGAGCAAATTCATCCGATATTGAAATGACTGATATTTCAGAGAGTTTTGGTACTGCTGCAACTGCTGATCTTCTTCTGGCAATTATCAGCACAGAAGAATTAGATAACATGAATCAGATTATGATTAAACAACTTAAGAATCGTTATTCAGATAAATCAATCAATAAGAGATTCGTAGTTGGAATAGATCGTTCAAAAATGCGTCTTTATGATGTTGAGCAAAATGCTCAGGGTGACATACTTGACTCTGGGCAAGAATACGAGTATAATGATCACGAAGAAAAAAAACCTAAAAAGTCATTCGAGGGATTTAAATTTTAATGGAAAATAACACAATTGATTCAAATAAGTACATTGCTTTCGTAAAGCAAACGACTAGTCCTGCTAGTTCTGACATTAACACTCTTCTGGATCGAATCAAGGAACTTGATAATGAAGGAGTGAAACTCACACATCTCCTAACATTTGCTCTTGGTGCTTCTGCTGAAATGGGTGAGGCGATTGAAATTATTAAAAAGTGCCTTCTTCAAGGTAAACCATTTAACGAAGACTCTAAGACTTGGATTTTAAAAGAAGTCTCAGATTCACTCTGGTATTTTGCACAATTCTGCATTGCTATGGATGTAACTTTTGAGGATATTATGCAAATTAATTATGAGAAACTGTCAGCACGTTATCCAGAAGGAACATTTAGTGTTTATAGGTCTGAAAATCGTAAAGAAGATGACATCTGATATAAGGAGTTAATATGACTAAATCAAAACAAGTGACAATTAAAATGGATGTTCGTTCTGCTGCTGCAGTTCGCCAAGTTCTTTTTGATGCACAAAAAGGGCATAGTTATGAGTTTCCTTCTGAACGAATTAATGAACTTCGAGCAGTAATTAGAGATCTAGATGAAAAAATTGAGACTACTTTAAGTGTAGAATAATCATGTCTATTCTCGGAAAAAGAAAAGGTAGACCTCTTTCAAGAACTCAACTTGAACAAATTCTTAAAAGATTTCAGGTCTTTCTTAAAAGAGAACTTCAATTGAATTATGATATACCTGTAATATTAATTGATGATTCTGATTTTGCTAAAAGAATTTCTGCTTTTGGTATGATATCTAGTGATAATGTAATTCATTTGAGTGTTATTAATCGGCATCCTATGGACATTATGAGAACTCTTGCTCATGAGTTTATACATTATAAACAATATATTGAAACAGGAAAGCATTCAATGAGTCCTCATGCGGGTAGTTCAACCGAAAATCAATCAAATGCAAAAGCGGGTGAACTAATGAGAAAATATGGAAAAATGCATTCAGAGTTATTTGATCTGATGTCATTTCGTTAATACTAAGAGTGCTTCAACGCACTCTTTTTTTGTATATGATAAATAATCTTATAATAAAGATACTGTAGACTTATACTGGTGAAAACTTATCTTCAATTTATATCTGAAGCAACGGCAGCATCAGTTCAAGCGAAAAGACTTGGACTTGTTGGTGAT